CCTAAGATATATGTAATTAATGAATTGGACTTACCTAAATCTGAGGATAATGTAATAACATTTAATTACAATGATGTTGGTAGTAGTTACGTTAACGAATTAAGTATAGAAGAATTTAACGATCTTGTCCCATTTGAATTTAATGCTAAAAGTATAGCAAAGATGGATAATAGATTGTTCGCTTCTAATGTGTAGGAATTAACTTGGGATGTAGATTATGACGCTAGAGCATATAGATGTAATAGCAACGGTATTATTAAATTAAACTCTAGTATAAGTAATCAAGATATTACTACTACTTTTCAAGAACTAACTAGTCCAGAAACAGATTTAATTATACCAGAAGAACACGATTGTATAAACCCAATGAATAGTTCAATGGTATATCCTAATAATTCAACAGATGAATATGCATTTGGATATGATGATAATGGAGTTATTAGAGGTGGTAGAGGTTTAAATATCAGTTATAGATTTATTATAACAGATTTGATAGAGTCTGATAATACTCCAGTAGTTGATGATGAAGGTGATAAATTTGTACCATATAGTATGAGCTTATCATCATCTAAAAAATCTTATAATACTATTAAATTAGTATGTCCAGAAACAAAAGAATTAGTACACACATTTAATAGTGATGGTAAGTCTAGAATAAGGAACTATTGTGATCCTTACTATGTATCTAATTTTCTAAGCCATCAAAGAGATGAAGTATATAGATACGGTATAATATTATATAACAATAAGAATATACCTTCTCCTGTACATTGGATTGGAGATATTAGATTCCCTTCTGCTGATGTTGAAGGTTATGAACCTTTTACTTTTGGTGGAACAGTAGATGGATCTGGTAACTATGAATTAGTATCTCATCCACTTGGTATAATGTTCTATGTGAATAATCTTCCTACGGATGTAGTAGCTTATGAAATAGTAAGATGTGATAGAACATTAGCAGATAGAACAATAGTTACTTAGGGGTTACTAAATAAAACTATCAGATTCAACGGGTGGTATAATAATACTGAAGATTATAGAGCAGAATACTCTTTGGGTAGCATAGATAGAAGACCTACTATTATGCCTACTTTTAAAGAAGGTGTAACTCCAGAATTTGTACAAGGGTTCTATAATTCAAGTAAGAATCTATTTGTACAACAAGATGCTTAGGATTAGAATCCTTTTGATACATATGGTATATTTGATTTAGTGACAGCTGATATATGTTTTAATAAAGAGAAATCAGATCAGATTGTTACTAGTGGTATGAACATTGTACCATTGTATTGTGCACACTCTGCTACATACTGTAATGACGCTAACAACAAGCATTATAGATTAGGTATACCGTTTACTAAAGTATTAGGAAAAAGCACTAATAATGTACAAAATCCATTTGGTGGACCTGTAGAATATTCTGAACATACTGGTAACAAACCTAGTGCTTCTTAGGGAGTATTCGATGGTTATGAACAAGATGGTGATATGGTAAGTGGTGGTATATGTAAATACTATCAATTCTTTGGTAAGAATTATGCTCACAAAGATAATTCTAATTTGCGTCAATCTTTCCCTATAAAAGATGTAACTAAGCCAACTAACATATCTCCATATCAAGAAGCATTTGATGCTAAACAAATAGTAGATTACATAGATAGATTTGGTTTTATAAACTATAGTATTGGTTCTAGAGAAGCACTTGGTCCTCACGGAGTATGTTTAGCTATTAGTGCTCCAGATGTATACTCTGGTAATTATACTGGAATTCGTACTACTCCTTTATTAAGGAAATATAGACACAACGCTGTATTGTTTGTTAACATAAAGAAAAATACTACACAATACGGTGGTAATACTTTTATGAGTAGAAGCTATTCTATATATAACAGTACTAATACTTATGTTAAAACATCTTGGGAAGGATACGACAAAGCAATGTGCTTTGGTGGTGATACATATTTAGGAGTATTAGACTATACTCATACTATGTTATTTACTAGAAATGATCCTGATGATAGAAATGGCTTTAAGAGATATGTTGGAGCTTATATTCCACTAGAATCTAGTATAAACTTATACTATAGAAATGATGAACATTATTCTCAAGACATAGTAGAATCATCTGGAGATGGTCAAACTGGTGAAGCTAATGTTTACTTCCTAACAGATCCAGGATAGATGAATACTTTATATACTTAGAAAACTCCAATGTACGTATATAATGCTGCTTACTCTAATACTAGTACTAGTAAGAATTATATACAAAAATCTATATATGCTGAAGATGATGTTAAAAGCATGAATAGAATTACTTGTTCAGAGTTAAAGACAAATAATGAACAGACAGATAGTTGGACTAAATTTAAGTTTGCTAACTATTTAGATACAGATAGTACATATGGACCAGTTACTAATCTTAAAGTATTTAAGAACAAATTGTATTTCTTCTAGGATAGTGCTGTAGGTATAGCCTCTGTTAATGATAGGTCTTTGATTACCGATAATAATGCTGGAGCTTTAACATTAGGTACTGGTGGTATTCTTACCAGATACGATTACTTAGTTACTTTAAATGGAGATAGTATTATTAATGATAAGAGTATTACTAATTCTGAAACTACTTTGTATTGGTATGACTTAGATAAAAATGTTATATGCTCACTTAGCAATGATTTTAATGAATTATCTAAAGTAAAACAAGTATAGACATATTTAAATAGATTGCCAGATAATGCTAGAAAGAATCCAGTGTCATTCTATGATAAGAAATACAACGAAGTATGGTTTAGAATATATGATAGATGTTTAATATTTAATGAACAAT